CTCTTATATTAACAGCTGATGTAACTGCTGTCCCCTTACCAATAACAACTCTATCACCTGAAATCTCAATTACGTCAAACACATCATTATGTGTCCAAGCCGCTAATTTCATTCCAGAATATGAACGTGTTCCTGTAAATCTAACACGTGAACCTTTTTTAATAGTTTTAGCTGGTTCTGGAGCTGTATATTTTTGTATGTCCTTCTCATTCATCCAACCTAAGTCACCTGTGGTGTTGTATGGGTGAGAAGCGCCTGCTACATATCTAGTTATATTTGTTACCTTTGACTTAACTGTACCTGCTGGAGCTGTAGCTGTTGAGCTACTGTATAAATTACCACTAATTTTTACTTTTTCTCCAATTGAAAATTTTTGTGTTGGTGCAGAAGCAGGCTCTGGTTTTGGTTCTGGAGCAGATTTTCCTGGGTTAGGAAATGTTGTATAAGCATAATTTGTGTCTAACCTTCCGTTATGTCCCTTGAAATATCCGTCTGAAGTGAATTGCCATATTGACCAACCTGTTTGTTCATCTGGAGATACATTCAAACCTCTTTGCTTTCCACCAGAAGTAGGCCACATTGCTATCCATTTATCAAAACGAGATAATCTATCGCCTGCTAATTGATTTCTAAACCAAGATAGTGAAGCATATATACCAGAATAATATCCAGCATTTTCAACCTTTTCACAGAATGCGTAACACATATCTCTTAAAGTGCTGTTGGAAGGCATACCATTTCTCTTTTTATAGCCGTCCGCGTCTTCCATATCAAACCAGCAACCCATTGTAGGATTATAAGGAGCGATAGCGTTCAAGAAATGATCTGCTTCAGTTTGAGCGCCTGATACATTTAGCGCATATGAATACCAATAGAAACCATAAGGAAGTCCTAATTGTTCACACAATTTGACATTTCTTTTGAATTTTGAATCTATACTACCAGATACACCATATCCAACACGTATGATTACAAAATCAATCTGATTTCTCAAAGCTTCAAGGTCTATATTCCCTTGATGGGTCGATATATCAATACCTCTTTTAGCCATTCTTTTGCACCTCCTCCTCTTTAGGGACTATTTCATTAGCCTCGTAATCCCTTTTCAACTCAGCGTCACCTTGTTTCGTTTCTTCTTTTTTGTTATTTCTTATTTTCACTGTGTTTTCCTCCTTCCAACATAGTCTTTATATTTGTTGCTACCGGAGAAGCCATTTCATATATACCAATCGCACTTGCTAGTAATATGAATATATTAAATATGCCAGAAGTAATACCTGCAAAATCAAATTGTTGTAAATAAATAATACGTAATATTCCTACTATAATTGAAAATCCTAGGGCAAGCCATTTTGTGTCTATTTTTTCAGGTAAATAGCGTTTGAATACTTGTGTAAGTAATGTAATTATTAGAGAGCAACCTGCCATTGTACCTAAAATTTCAATACTAACAAAATCATTCATATTTTTTACCTCCTATTTTAATATTTTATCTTACTAAAATTGTTTACGATTTATCATATCGTGCGCACGCTCGTCAGGACTGATTATAAGAGCTTCTGGAAGTCTCAATGATAAATTTAACCTTCTTAAAGAATAAACGCCTGATTTTGCGTCGTAGGCTTCTACAGTGTATGTATATTTTTTATATTGTGGGAATAATTTAAAACCATTTAAGTCTGCGTCAGCGTCTTTTGACACATACACAATACTTCCTATTTCATATTTACCTGTTTTTTCTTTCTTTTCTTCCTTTGCAGGAGTTATTTCTTTTTTTATTTCCTCTTTGACTTCTTCAACTGGAGTTATTTCTTCTTTTTTAGTTACTTTTTTAGCCATTTCTTTGTCTCCTTTCTCTATTATATTGTTCGTTTTTGCGTCTATTTCTGCAATAACGACATCTTTTTGGTGGTGTGAAGCCTTTATCTTCATACCATTTTTGCTCTGCGATATTAAAAACAAATTCTGTTCCGCAGTCTTGACATTTAATTTTTATGTCCTGGTAGTTATTTGACATTGGGGTTCCTCCTTTTTATTTTTTACTCGTAAAGTTAAAATTAAACTCTGGCTCGTTATTTTTCTTTTTCTTATCGCCTAACAATACGTCTGGGTGATCTTTTAATAGTGTTTGTACTCTAGCATTTGTAGCTTCAAGGAATACTTGATTTCTTTTATCTACGTAATCTTCAATTTCTTCATCTGTACTCACGTCTTCAGCACGAAGAAGTTGCAATAAACGTGGATCATAACCTTTATCTGCAACGATTGTAGCGATTTTATCCCTACGTCTGATCAAAGAAAGCTCTTTTTCATACTCTGCTATTTTAAGCTCTTGGTTATCTATTTGTTTTTTATACCTTTCTTCCATTGACATTTTAGCCATTTCTTCTGCTTCTTTTTTCTTAGCTTCAATTTCTTCTAAGATATTTTGTCTCATTTTTTCTTTTTCTGTGTTAATACTAGCTTGTAGAGCGCTTTCTCTCTTAGAATACTCTTGTTCTTTGTTTGTAAGGGCTTTATTTATAGCCTTTTCTAATTTTTTGTCAAATTCAGCTTGAAGTTTAGGGTCTTGTAAGAGAACGTCTAAGTTTTGTGTGTCACTCTCTTGTGGTTTAGCCACCTTATTGTTTGTGATTTGTTGATTTGTTGCTGTGTTATCAGCATTTGCTACCATATCTTGGATAGCGTCTTGATTTTGTTCGTCCATATTTAATCCTCCTATTATTTATATATGAAACAGATTTATGGGAGCGAGCGATTTGGTGATATGAATGGTCTATTTATTTGGTCTTCCTTCTCTTGACTTTAGAGCTGGAATGTTATCGGTTTTATCTTTAACTGTCTGAGTTTTAGTTTTTGTTCTGTTTTCTATTTGATTATTTGTTTGGTTTTGAGTCGTGCTTGTAGTTGTTTCTTTATTGTTGCCTCGAGAAGATAAGTCTTGAGCGTTATCAACATCATTTGGGCTAACGAAGGCTGTATCTGGAGCAACTGTCTCCCATAGTGTCTCGTTTTCTTCTTCTTTGTTCTTCTTCTCTGTAGCGTAATCATAGCCAAGATTAGATAATAGTGTCTTATTAGAGATTATACCGTTTAACGCTAATTGTTGATTTATAGTCTCGTCTGTCATACTTGGTAAGTTTGTGCCGATTATTATGGTTATGTCATCAATATTATATTTGTTTGATGAGATGAGGTTTATTCGCTGAAAGAAATTGGCCCATCTGTGCTTAATCATTGCAGTTACACCCTGTTTTACGTCGTCTAGCATTAGCGCCATAGTATAAAATTTTCTATCTATTGCACTCGCATTCATATCTCCTGAGTTGAACGCAGCGTCAGAGGTATTAGGTATACCAGAAATCTGAAAGATACTGTCAACGTAGTATTTTAAGTATTTCGTAGCGTCTTCTGCGTGTATTTCTTTTAGTAACCAGCTGACGTCTCCACCTTCTTGAACGAAGAATGTCTTAGAATTCTCTAAGTATTCGTCTTCTAACTGTCTAGCTGGGTTTGTAATCTTATCAGGATTTGAAGATGAGACTGGTTTCTCAGGGTCAAACGCTGGATTAGGTATCGTTAGTGGATTCTCTGGTCTATAGCCCGATATTTTCAACTTAGCGTCTTTATCGTTATAATTATACATATTGTTTAAATTATTCATTATCTGTTCATAAGACGTAATTAGAGAAATTATTGGGTCTATAATACTGACTTGTGGGTCTGGCTCGTATGCTGTGAATGTTGGGACGGTGTGTGATGACTCTTTTTCCTCTTTTAAAGTGATTTTATTTTTATATTCACTTGTCGCGTCTTCATTAGTTGTCTTATCATAAATAGACGTACCATAAAAACCAGTGTATGAGTTACATTCAATAACATAGTATAGTGTATGCTCTTGATTGTCTTCGCTATTACGTTTATCTAGTAGGTAACGTGTGATTAGACCTACTGGTTTTTGTTGGCTGATGTCAGATATGTCAGTTGGAAATATTGCTACTGTGTTTAGAGCGGATAGTGGGTAATACGTATAATTTGGGTCGGTTGTGTCTGGGGCGTCATCTGCAGCAATAGCGTCTGCCTGAGTTTGCTGAAGGTCCAATTGTCTCTCATAGCAACAGCCATAAAGGACTGCATCGTGAAATAATGCCTTCAAAACTTTAGGGTCATCATTTTTTGAGCTGAGAGTCGTGATAATAAACTTCAATTGCGCGGCTGTATCTGGGTCTAATGGAGCGGTGTGAGACGGATGAAGTAATCTATAAGCTGGTTCTTCACTTTTATCTACAATTTCTGCGTTGTAAGTTATCTCACCTGACAAATAACCAGAGGCTAAGTCGGTGATAAATTTTTCGAAAAATACTTGGACTGTTGCACCGGAAACTATGTCAGTGCTGGTTACTCCTCTTAGATAACGGTCATTGATTTCCGCACGTTTTGAAAGGACTTTGTCGACTTCTGACAATAAATCTTGTAATTTACCATCATTGTATTCGTCTTTTATGTTTTTTGATATTTTAATCATAAAAAATTTGTCTCCTTTCTTCATTTGTTCACATTATATCTTAACTGAACAAAATTTGCAAGTGGAGTACAACAACTTTCTTGACTTTTTTCGAGCTGTTGCTCGAAAGCCACACTTGACTAGGGTTGAACAATGTGATAAAATAGACAAGAACCTTGTTGTTTCCAGTATTTTTACTGGAAATATTTTACCCCTTAATGTAGACAAGAACCTTGTTGTCTAATTTTTCGCAGTATATGTTTTGATTTCGGGCAACCGCCCGAAATATCTACCCCTTATAGTTAGACAAGAGGTGTGTTGTCTGATTTTTTACAATATATGTTTTGTGAGTCGCCACCCATCCTGGCAAGGTCTGAAGATATACTAAGTAAAGGCTTTACAGGATTTGATCCTAGATTACAAAAACATAATGATATACTATTGACAAACTACCAAAAATTTAGTATAATAGAATTAACAAAAGCAAAAAGAAAAACGTATTTACTATAAGTAAATACATTTCATAAAATAGTTTTTGTTATGTATGTATACACATTAAAAGTATACAAGTATAGTTGCATTACTAAAAATATATGTAACAGATAATGGCTAATCATTAAATAGAGAGGAGTGTGGTATTATGGACAAATATATTTTATATGTAGGTCTAAACGATAAAAACACAAAAACACAAAAAATTGATACTTTAAGTGCTTACAACTTAACAAATAATATTTTACTTAATTATGTTGAAGGTGCAACAGTAACACAATCAAAAGGAATTTATAAACACAATAATGGCAATGTAGTAATAGAAAACACTTTAATTATAGAGTTATTATTCACAGATAAACAAACAGTCGAAACAATAGCAAAAGACTTAAAAATTGCATTAAATCAAGAAAGCATTGCAATACAAAAGCAAACAATAGAAAGCTATTTATTCTAATTCGACAAATAGTAGGTAAAAACGGCTGAAACCCTACTGAAAGCCGTCATATAAAATCAAAAAATTAAAAAATTATGGAGGTAAAAAATTATGGAAAAATCAAGAATTGAAGAAATTGCAATGGCAGTTGCAATGGTTGAATATTATCAAGAAATTATTGACAATGCAAAAGAAGAAATCAGAAACTTATCAGAAGAAGAAATTACAGAAATTAACAAAGGAAAAGACTTAATAATTAAAAGACAAAACTATACAAAAACAATATATTCAAAAGAATATCAAGAAGCTAAAAAAGAATTAGAGAAGAAATTTCCACCAACAAAAGAAACAACAGTAAATTATACAATCAAATTACAAGCAACAGCTTATACAACAAGTAAAAGAGAGCTAATAACAAGCAAATTCACAAACTTAAATAAAACTCAACTAAAAGCAGCAAGCAAAAACGCAAATATAAAATAAGGGGAGGGGCTAGACCTCTACCCCAAAGAATAGGAGGGTATAAAATGGACGCCATTAAATTATTAAACAAAACAGAAAATGGAATGTATGTAGTAGTCATATTAAAAAACGGAATACGTTGCCCGTCCCTATATATGGGGCAACCAACACCAGGAATATATCAATTCATAGACGACAGTGGGATATACAGAATAACAGCGGGATATATCAAAGAGCATAATATAAAAATCGACCAAACATTAAACAGTGAAGAATTATTCCAAATAGGAGTAATCGTAAATCAAGTAACGAAAAAGGAGGTAAAATAATATGTTAACAAACATTGAAAAATGTACAACAGCAAGACTTGCTACAATATGGGAATTGGCCCAGGAAGGTATATCTTGGGCTAAAAATAATAAACAATTAAAAGACATTGAAAAAGAGCTAGAAAAAAGAGGAGCATTAGAATATCTAAAATTAAAAAAGGAGGTAAAATAAAATGAAACCATATTCAATAAAAAGATTTTTAGAGTTATTAAAACAAGATAGGATCAGACGCAATTGGAATGGAATATACTTTGACATAACAGACTATCCATTCTATGACGAGAATAGAGCAACGCCAGAAGTATTAAATAATTTATATAATATAGTAAAGGGGGTGTAGTTATGGAATTCTTATACGAATTACAACCACAATATGACAGTAGAAAATCATTCTACAAAAAAGCTAAAGTATACAAAGACGACAAAGGACATTTGCTACTAATGAGCTATTCAACAATAGTCGCAGAAATTACAGACGGGATCGCAACAGAAGACGGACGACCAACAGTAAAAGTGAACGGCTGGTACAGTAGCACAACGGCAAGACACATTAACGACTTCTTATATCAACACGGCTTCGACACAATGAGTAAAAAAGAAATGGAGGAAAATTAGTATGGAAAAGAAACCTTACAAAATCACTGACGAGGATATGGACTTACTTATAGAAATTGAAAATGTATTGATTAAAAAATCAGAAGCTATATGGGGCTTAACCCATAAACGTAAGATAAAAGGGGGAGCAGACATCACCCCATACGAAACAGGTTATGACAAAATGTTTGACTATATGGAGCTAGTCGCAAGAATAATAGGTTAAAACGCAAGCCCTTAAAAATAGTATGAAACCAGGGCGTGATACTATCATAAAAAACTAATGATAAACTATTGACATACTATTAAAATTATAGTATAATAGAAAGTGAA